TCAAGCCAGCGCAGCGTCAATATAGGCGTCTATCACCTCACTAATGATGCTTGCATCAAAGCCGATTCTGCTGGCCTTGATCGCAACATCCTCGTCCCATCCGTCCGAATATTTCGCCGCCGCCAGGGCAGCTCGCGCGCTCGACCGATAGGCTTCGCAATCTCCGAACCTTTCCATGGTGGTTACGGATGGCAGGCCATGGCGCACGCGGTCATCATTCAATAGCGCCAGCGCCATCCGCTCGATGATGTTCATCCACCATTCCCTTTCTTGATCCCGTAAGCGATGGTGCCGAAGACAATAGAGAAGCACAGCAGCGTCACCCATTGCCAGTTGAGCCATTCGGTCATCGCCTCAATTCCCTTTCTCAACGCGCTCGCCGAGCGCCTGGATATGCTCCCGCCGCTTGAGGGCGATCCGCCGCCCCTTCTCAGCCGTCGCTTTGTTGTAAGTCCGCGTCTGCGCGAGCGTCTTGTGACCGGAGATCGGCCGCACGTCCGCCTCGCCGCTGTCGCCGATCTCGGTGATGCCTCCATGGCGAAAACCGGTGAACGTCATGGCCTTGGGCAGCCCCGCCTTCGTGCAGATCCTGCGATGCACCGTCGACATCCAGCGCTGATCGAACGGCTGGCCGTTGCGCTCATCCACGATGATCGGCCCGACCGGCTGGCCGAACTCATCCCGCACCGCGCGCTCGCGCAGGTCCGTCAGCTCGCGCTCCAGATCGGGGTAAAGCTGCACCGCCTCCCCCTCGATATCGATCGCCAGATCCAGCCAGACCGGGTTGCCCGTCTTCCGCTGGATCAGCGCCATCGCCGCGCCCGGCTTGTAGACGGACCATTGCAGGCCCGCCGGCGGATCGCGTCCTTCCTTTACCGCCTCTTCATCCGGCCAGAAGCCAAAGACCTGGCTGACGCGCTGACACGCCTCGAAACAGAGCGCGGCAGCAGCGGCCATGTTCTGATAGCCCATGGCCCGCGCCGTCTCGCGGTAGAGGTCATATTCCGCGCGCGTCGTCGGCCGATTCTCACCGGCTGGCGTACTCTTGATCCCCATGCCCGCGAATGGATTATCCTTCACGCCCGTCGTGCGCTTGTGGCGCGCCGCCCACTTCCAGACGAGGCGGCAGACCTGCATGCAATAGGCGGCCTCGCGCTCGCCCTTCTCGCGCAGCTTGCGGTAGAGGGTGTCGGCCGTCTCGCCGTCCATGTCGGCGGCCCTGCGGTGGCCCAGCGTGCCGCCTGCCTTCGTGGGATAGGCGGCGACGATCTCCATGAGGCGGCGATAGTCGCGCTGCGTCTTGGGCTTCAGGTCGGTGAAGCGCTCCTGCTGGCGATACCAGCCGAACAGCCAGGCGATCGAGCCGGGCTTGAGCGTCTTGCGCTCCGCGCCCAGGCGCCACTCCTTCAGCGTCTCGTTCAGGCCCTCTGCCTTGGCGACGGCCGTATCGTGGCTCGTGCCGAGCGCGGACGATTCGACCGGGCAGGGAAAGCCGTGCCGCACGGCCGGGGTGCGGGCGCCTGTCTTCGGATCCTTGACCGTCGCCCAGTGCGGCAGCTTCCAGTAATAGGCATGCTCGCCCGACGCGAGTTTCACGCGGGTGACGTAGGCAGGTAGCTTGACGATCGCCTTGCCCATTACAGTTCGATGCCGCCCTTACCTTCGGTGCCGAACAGGTCGGCGAGCGCCGCGTCCAGGTCGGAGCGCAGGGCCAGCATCGCGCCGCGGGGGCCGCGCGGGCGAAAGCGCACCTTGGCGACCCGCTCCCACTCGCGCATCTGGTCGGTGCTGACGCCGGTATAGGCCAGCGCAAGGTCGCGATTCATTCCGGCTGGCCAGTCGGGCAGCTTTTCAAGTGCGAGGCCCATCGGGCATGCTCCATGGTGCGAGAGTGCGGGTGTAGGGCAGCATCAGCGGGTGGCACGGATGACCATCTTTCGCTGGCGCGCCGATCGACATCGGCTCCAGATGCATTGCCCGAGCGATGCGATCGACCTCGCGCCACTGTTCGCGCAACCGTTTAGGCAGCTTTCCGGCCGGACCCCATGCAAAAACACAGCGCTGCACGTCGAGGAATATCTCGGCGAGGCGATAGCCGTTGTCGGGGCCGACGGGATCGACGGCCGCCGCCAGTGCCCGGACGTCGGTCGACCGGAAGGCGAACAGATTGCCGACAATCAGCCTGCCCCACCCATATCGGTTACCGAAGCCGCGTAGCTTGCGAATGGTAGCGTCATCCTGCGTGGCATCGGCCGTCGAGGGATTGACCATGATAATCGCGGTCGCACCCTCGCCCGGCCCGTCGCGTTCGAGGCGATAGCGGAAGGTGTGGCAGGGAGATATGATGGCCTTCATACTGCACCCTTCGTCGGCTTGCGGTAACTGGCCCTCCAGAATGGGAGAGAGGACCACTCTTTCTCAGGCATCACATACGGATCGCCCCTGAATGGCCGAAGCATGACCCAGCCCTTTGCCTTGGCCATAAAGCACAGGCACCCAAGGGTAGGGTGTTGCCGCCGCTCGCCGATCATGCCGACGCCCTCTCGATCAACAGCTGCTCGCGAATGCGCAGCCCCAGCCGCGTCAGTCGGCAGTAGCCGCGATTGCGGTTCTGATATGAATAGCCCTCCCCGCCGACCATGATCCCGCGACGGGCAAGTGCCGCGCAGGTATCGAGGCCGACGCCGCGCGTTTCCACGACATAGGTGAAGTCTTGGCCGTCATCGTCAGCTGGCCGGTGCGGCTGGAGGCGACAGAGCAGGCGCTTCTGCGGGTCCGACAGTCCGGCGACGACGACGGCGATGGCCGCCTGCCCTTCCGCGAGCATGACGTGCAGCTGCGCGGCCTGGCGCTCATCTGCACCGGCACGGCGATCGGCATCGTCGCGTTCGGCGCGCAGGGTTTCGAGGGTGTCGGTCATGCCGCCTCTCCAAAAAGATTACCCTGTCCGGTCACGTCAGATGCCGAGACGAGCGCTGAGAGATAGGAAGGCATCAGCAGCCACCAGCGGATCCACGCCGTTTCCTGTCGCTCGAAGCCGCTCAACCCGGTTGGCCATCGCATCAAAGCCTCTACGAAGATGGGATTGAGCCTCCTCTTCACTGAGGGCTGGTTGGAGTTCGGGGAATCGGTCGAGTACATCGATCCACCGGCTATCGGTTGGGCCGGGGATGACGGCCGGCGGAAGTGCGAGGCGACCTCGTTGAGCGGCCGTGCATTGTGATCCAGCGGGTTGACTTGGCTCACGCCCTTGTGATCGCGCGCCTGCGGCCCCGGCCCCGGCCACGCCTGAGCCTGATTGGGCAATTCCATCTTGCCGACACCAGCAGAACCGCGCGCATCCGCATTCATTGGACCGGCCCAATTCACCGCCACCGGCGTCATCCACTCCATTGCCTGATCTTGAAGGTTCGCCGTGTGTCCGCCCGCCAAGCGCTTGCTCATCGGCTGCGCCCCACCGCGCTGGCTGTCGTCCGTCGGCGATCGCCATGATGAACAGTCGCTCGCGCCGCATGGTGTTTCCCGCTGCGGCCGAGCTGAATATTCCCGCCGCAACGCGGTAGCCCAGTCGCTCCAGTGTCGGCACGATGGCCCAGAGCTGTCCGTCAGCATTGCCCGGGACGTTCTCGCGGAAGATAAGATCAGGCCTGCACTCCTCGGCGAGGCGGCAGACCTGGGGGGCAAGGAAGCGATCGCCGTCGGCGCCAGCGCGCTTTCCGGCAACGCTGTTGTCCTGACAGGGGTCGCCTGAAGCGAGGATATGAACGACGCCACGCCATGGTCGAGCATCGAAGGTGAGCATGTCAGACCAGACAGGCGCCGGATGAAGCCACCATGCTTCCATCGACGCGACCAGGCTGCCGACTGCTGCGACTTCCCTCTCCACGTAGCAGATGCCGCGACCAACCTCTCCGCGATGATGGAGGGCGAGCAGGATTCCGAGTTCGAGGCCTCCGACGCCTGCGCAGAGGGACATGATGTTTCGGGGATGTAGAGCCATGTCATGAGCGTTCCCACACGGGGCCATAGTCCACGACAACCGAACGCACCTGCGCCTCGCTGCCGACGAACACGGGATAGAATGTCAGGCCCGACATCACGGACATGAAGACGCGGCCGGTGCGATTGACCTCTTCAATCTCGTCCGACGTCAGCTGCCAGCACGAGACGTTGCAAGGTCCGCCACGCTGGCGGAACGTGTGAAGGTCGGACACATCTTCACGGCCTTCCGGTGCCTTGAAAACGAAGTTCGATCCGGCGAAATCAACTGCATAGGCCATCAGTCCGGCCTCCCGATCATCTCATTGTGGACAGCGACGATCGCGCTCAGCGCGCCCATCGCGGCGTGATTGTCGCCGAAGCTGACAAGGATCGTGCGCGCCCGCGTCTCATCATCGACGGCAACGATGTGCAGGCCGTCGGCTGGCCAGATCTCGTCTTCGCGCAGGTCGCCCGGCAGCCGGTCGCTTTCGAGCCATTGCTTGCCCCAGTGGGCGCGCAGGCGTTCGCAGGCAGCATCGAACGGGTCCGGCTCGGACTGCGGCACGCCATGCTCGTGGCAGAACTTGCACGAGGCGGGGTTGCGGCGGCACTGGGTGAGCCGCCCTTCCGTGCCGGACCTGGTGACGTGGCACGGGCCGTACTTGCCCATGCCGATCGTGAAGTCGTCGGTGTCGGCACCGAACTTGCTCATGCCGCAATCCTTTTCATGGCGTCGCGGAAGCGCGCGGCATCCTCAAAGCGCTCTTCGCTGACGGCCAACTTCAGACGGCGATCGACGGCGGCGCGAGGATTGCGAGCAACGCGGCGCGGTTCAGTGGCGGGGCTGCATCGGAACAGTTCGTGCCGAGACAGCTGAGTATAATCACGAGGGCCTGGCCCATAGACTACGAGCCACATGCCGTTGATCCCGCCATAGGCCTTACCGCGCGCAAGTCGCCCGCCGCGATCGCGGAAATACAGCACCTCGCCATGAGTGATCGGATCAGGATCTTGCGAGTTCCAAGAGGCAAGCTCCTTCGGCGCAGGCCATCCGCTTTCGTCGCGCACAAACCGATGCTCCCCGCGCCGCCGCTCGTAAACGCCGTCCCAAGTGGCATTGAAATAGGCCAGCGGGTCGGGATTGGGGCTTTCCGGCTTTGTATCGAATACGAAGCCGCGCGAAATCAGATGCGCCGACATAGTGCGCCGCGCGCCTTCAAACGCTTTCCTGATCAGATAAGGCATTTTTGACAGCTGGTCGAAGTCGTATCGACCGCCATGGTGGTTAACCGTGACTATCTCCTGATAGAACTCGAATTTGCTGCCCATAGGGTAGACCTCGGCGTTGACGTATAGGACACCGCCGGGCGTTGCCCGCTGACCAAGCCAATGACTTTTCGCCAACGACGGCCAAAGCTCCACCACCTTGGGGTCGCGCTGCCAAGCGAACCCCTTTGCTTCCAGTACGTCCTTGATCCGGTTGAACGTCTCCCAATCGTTATCATGCCAAAGGCCCCGGCGATCCATGCGGCCGGATTGCGCGTCGACGTTGATCGACGCGTCATAAAATCTGAAGCTGCGCCCGCTCACTGTTCACTCTCCCGCTGGCACGGGGCGACCCGCGCGCAATCGCTGGCGCAGACCGGGCAGTCGCATTTGTCGCCCGGATCGGATTGGTTTGCGGGCCGACCGGCCTCGACGGCCGACCCGCGTGGATCAGATGACAGCCCATGGGGGCGAGAGCTGTCCGAGGCTCCTGCCGGCTGCGCGGTCGGGGGGATGACGCACAGCTCCGGCAAGGCGGATTGGTTGATGAGGCGGCGCATGCGCATGAGCCGGGTGAAGGCGAGCGCGGCGTGGTTGATGTCCATCACTGGGCTGCGCCCCACAGCGCGGCGATGGTGCGACACAGCGCGGCCAGCAGCTTGAACGCGCCGGTCCACATGGCAGCGCCAACGACGCACATGCCGAAGAACATGGCCGGGTGCATGTTGATGGCGGGCGGGTCAGCGTCGGGGCGCATGGGCGGCCTCCTTCGGGATCGGATCGAACAGCAGGGCGGCGGCCATCTTGTCGCGGTACTGCCAGAGCATGCGGACCGTGACGGCGAGCGAGCCGATGCCAGCGGCGGCGAAGAGGCTGGCGGCGAAGAGGTAAAAAACGCTCATGCCAGTTCGCCTTTCGCTTTTGCGATGGTGACGCGAGCCTTTTGCATGGCCGCCGATTGCCAACGGGCGCCGTGATCTGTGCGCGGCTGGCACATAGCCAGCGCCTCCATCGCGTCCTGAAGGGCGTCCAGCAGTTCCGGCGCGGCGGCGATCAGGCGGGCGTTGGCGTCAAGCGTCTGCCCATGAGCAAGAACAGCAACATGGGTGACATGACCATTGGCGTCATCAGGGCCAAAAACGGTGGATCGGTTAGCCATCCAAGGCCCCGGCGTATGCTTCGCATCGGCGCTCATGCCGCCACCAGCGCAGTGACCGGAACGCCGTTGATCTGCGCTTCAAGCATTTCGGCGGCGCGGATCATGCGGCTGGCGCCGTTGATGAGCAGGTCGCGCGCCTGGTCCGCGTCGGTCAGCAGCAGTTCGTGCGCTTCCCTCGCGTCATGGGCGGCGATGTTGATCAGGTCGACTGGCCGGAGCGCCGTCGCGTCGGGGTGGCTCAGGGCGCCAACGCGCGAGAGCGTCTGCGCTACTGCTGAGCCGATGCTGTAGGATGGGATTGCCATCGGAACCTCCCCACCGTGGCGGCCGGCTGGATGCGCGGCGCGTCAGGTGATGGGCACTTTATTACGATTATCGCAATCTCTCGTCAATGCTAAATTGCGGTTGTCGCAATTTCAATCACCAGTCCATTCTTCGTCCGGCCACCAGTCTGCCTCCCTCGGTGCCGAAATCGGATTTTCTGTGTCGACGCAGCTAGAAGGTGGCGGCAGGATTGGGTCACTACCGTCGAGGTGCGCGCGGATGGTCGCGCCCCATTGCTCTTTCTGTTGGAAGATGGCCTGCACGATCCCGTCGCGCATAGCCTTGCCGATCAATGGCGCACGTTCGGCCCGGATATATCCGATCTGGATACCGCGCGCGGAATAGACGGCTATGGCCTGGGGATCGTGCTTGTTCTTTGGCTCAGGTCGCAGCTCGATCGGCTCGCCAGGATGACACATCGCGATCTCAAAGCGCCGCGCCGGGCCTGACTTGTTGGGGTGGTCAGCGCCGACGACGGCGAGGGAGAGGTGGCGCATTTGCTATTGAAACGAAGCGCCTAGCGGATCCTCTTCAACAACCGGATACCCGCAATATTCAGACGGAATAGTTTTATCGCGACGCCACTTTCCGTCCGCCGCCACTATCAAAACATGGCCATCAGGCCGGATGCCGGCGACAACCGTCCCCTTCCAGCTCGGCAGCTTCAGCTCGGCGGCCAAGCGGCGAGCGGCTGATCTGGGTGCCAAATCTTGGATCACGTGTTATGGCCATATACCAATTCAACGCCGAGTTGGTTAACAATTGACGGCAAGGGCAAAATGAATGACTGGCCGCGGTCGTTCCCTGCAAAAATCAGACCCACCGCCTTCCGCGATCCATCAGGCCAGACCCCTACAACTAATGAACCGGAATCCCCGGCGCGAGAGAAGTAAGTTCCAGGTAGGCTTTCTGCTATCCAGACTTCGTTAAAATAGACGGTTTTGCTTATGCCATATTCCTTGATGGCATAGCCAACAGGTATAGGCGCCGCGACGACGCCGGTTATAACACCTGTGGTGAAACCGGTCGTACGCCCATGCTTCTCTACTGTCAGACCTCCATATGGATCAGCTACATCAGCGGGCGTATCGTATTGCTCCCCTTGCATCGATGATAGCTGCGAGAGATCCTCGATCTCAAAGATCGCAGCATCCCAATTGACAGTCGTATCGACGTTCTCAGGAATGCCTTCGTTGATCGGAAGGAGCCGCGTGTGGCGCCCAATAGTGAATGGGCTGATATTGTCTTCTGTGGCGTCCAACGGTCCGGGGCAAAGGATCGGGATGCCCGGCACAGCGCAGTTGCAAGCCCCGGTCACGTGATTGTTGGATAGCCCGAAATACTTGCCCGTCGCGTCTTTGACGATAGCACCAAGCGTTCCCGCGCCGAAGCAATTGACGGGGTGGATAGACGACCCGCAGGTCACAGCGCCCTTATGCAAAGAGTATGGCATCACCGCGTCGGGATGTGGAATTCCACCCTTTACGCTGGCGGTGCCTCCCAGCATATATTCTATTCTGACGCCGCCAGTGACTTGGAAAGGCATCTTCTCCCGCTCTGCCTTTGTCAGTTTCCCTTGAGTGTAAATCGTCACCTTCCGCTCTGCGTCGCTATAGGCGACAAGATTGATCGCGCGCTTTTTCATCACCGCTTTGACAGCTTGCGATTCAAAGAAATTTTGCGGGAGCATCTCGATGTCGGCAGCATCATCTTCGACCGAATCTTCGATCGCACCTTTTGCAAAAAGATGGTTCTGCTTGGCCCATGCTAAAATGCTTTCAGCGGCCTGCTTTGCGGTTTTGGCGCCGTCTTCATGAACATCGTCTTCCGCAAGAAGTTGGTCAGCCATCTTCAATCCCCCTCACACTTCCGCAAGATCGCCACAGCGTTCATATCCGCCGCCCGATCCAAATGACCCGCCCGATGATGAACGTCTCGCCATCTCCCACCTCATCGGGTCGCACGACCGAATTGTCCGGCATCAACATCCACGACCCTTTAGGCGTTACCCTGATGCGACGGATCATTCCCAGATCGCCGTAGGAAATAGCCCAGATTCGATCCTGATCATCGATGCGGCGAACGGAAGTGTCGACCAGGACTGTATCGCCGTCGCGGATAGTCGGCTCCATGGAATCGCCGCGGCCTCGGACGACCTTCAGATGTTTCACATCGCCAGAATACAAGCCATGCAGCCAATTCTCGCGGAAGGGCACGATTCCCATCACCTCCGGCTCGGCGCTGTCTAGAAATGTGGCACCCATCCCAAACGCCAAGTCGATTTCATCCACGAAGACTAAGCCGTACTCAGCCGCCAGATCAGTCAGGGAAAGAGATCTGGCGCCCGTCTCACGGTCGGAGGGCGCGGCTTGATCAACCATCCCTAAAAGGCGGGCTAATATCTCTTCTTCCTCCGCTTGGACGCGACGCTCGTACTTCCGCATCTCCGTAATGCGCGCCGGATCGATGCCAAGCGCTGCCGCCACATCCTTGCCCTTGATGATCTTGGCGTCCAACTGGCGAATCAACTCTTCGCGAATGGCTTCGTGCTTCAGCATTCCGCTGTCTTGCGATATTCGTAAAACACTATCCATTGCGGATACCGCAATTTTCACTTGCTCTTAAATTGCGACTATCGTAATTCTCTTGCATGCAGACCGAAGCAGATCGCATCATAGACGGACTGGGCGGCACAAGTGCCGTGGCCCGTATGCTCCAATGTCCGGTTTCAACCGTGCATAGTTGGAGGCGTAATGGCATCCCGCAGTCACGGTTGGCGCATTTGCGACTGGCTGCAAAAACATCACGTATTAAGTGGCCTTCCTCGCCTGCGCCTGCTTCTGCCCAACAGGCCGCAGCCTGATGCGCCCCTCCCCTTCCCCCAACGCCGACGGGTCGCACCTCGGCCGTGCCAGCGGAGGCCTGCACGCTTCCGCTGGCGCCACAATCGACAGCGCCCCCGCGCTGTGCACGACCTGCGATCAACGGCTGGACGATACCGCCGTTCGCGCCTGCCCGGTGCTGAATTGCCCTCATGCTCAGAGAGAGGCTGCGTAAATGACTGGATGCTGTGATCATGGGACCGGTCTACGCGCAGGCGCGCCCAGCGTGTTGGGCAAGTTGCCCCGTCTCACCCAAAGTTCTTATCGCGAGGCTGTCAGCCAGACCGTCAGCGCGCTTGCCGCGCCGGAGGGCCTGACCGACCAGGACATGGCCGAGGTGATCGGCAACAGCGCGGCGAGCATCGGCAACGCCCGGAACAAGAAGGGCGACCTTTCCGCCGTCGCAATGCTGGGCATCGGCAAGGCCTTCGGCCCCGACGCGCTTAACACCATCCTTGCGCTGATCGGCGCCAAGGCCGTGCCCACCGAGGCGATCTGCTGCGGCAACGTCGGCCATATCCCGGTCGCGATCGCGCAGGCCCTGCCGCTGCTGATCACGCTCTTTGGCGACAACGAGTGCTGCGACGACGATGTGCGCGCCCTGGATAAGGCGGGCGCCATCGACACCTTCATCAAGGCGGCTGGCATGCTGGAGCGCCGCCGCAACGAGGTTCGACTGCAAAACGCCTGACGAGATTTTGAACTGAGCGGGCCGGGCGGCCCAGGAGTGACGATATGGAAAGCGCGACCAGCGCGGCCCCGGTCAATGCCGGTTCCGCGAACGACATTGTATTGCCCGGCCGGAATGGCAAGCGGACGCCGCAGCAGGTTGTTCGTGACGACCGGCTGACGAAGATGCTGCGCGCGCTGGAGCGTGCGGCAAACGCTGGCGTGCCCTGCCCCAGCAACGAAGACCTGTCGCGAACGCTGGGCTATGCCAGCCCGTCGAAGGCCTCCGACCTGATCGCCACGTTGGAGACGATAGGCTTCATCACGGTCGAGCGCGGCAGCGACACGCGGGTGGTGACGATCGTGAAGACGGGGAAGGGGACGGCTGGCGATATCCGAAAGCGCAGGCAGAAAGGCGGTTGGACCGACGATCAGGAAGCGATCCTGATGGACGGCATGGCACAAGGCCTGACGTTTGCAGCCATCGGCAAGATCTTGGGCAAGAGCAAGAACGCCTGTGTCGGCCGGTTCCACATGCTGTCGGCGAGCATGGGGCACCAGGCAGCATGAGCGACTGGACGCCTGGCATCATAGCTGCGAACTGCCTGGATGGGGCGAAATCCCTACCCGGCTGGATATCAGACCCTTTCGGCCTCGACTGGGGGGTAAACCGTGAAACTCTAAAGCCAGCATGGGTTCTCCACCACCTGCCCACCGGCTGGGTTATGATGGCGATCGATCACGAGATCATCGACGTGATCCAATGCGTGGATCTCATTCGATCACTGGGAGATTGGTCGTTCACCGATCCGGCAGGCGTGGAAGATTTCAAAGATTGCCTTCAGGTCGTCCGAGCATCCGGCTTTACTGTATTTAATGCGCGGCTGGTCGGCCGTCCGACGTTTCCCGATCAAATCAAGGCAGTCGCATGACGCGCCGCTACCGCCGCCGCACCTTCGCCGAGGTCGCCGCCCAGGCACGCATCGCCGAGCGCGCGCAGGTTGCTGAGTTCGGCCGGTGGCAGATCGCGGCCGTGACGAACCTCATCGCAGCTGGGAAGGTCGACGCCGAGAGCGGATCACTCCTGTCCATCCGGCTGGAGGCTTTTGTCGAGCAGGTCGAGCAGGGCCTGCACCTTTCCAATCCTTCCGAAAGCCGGTGAGCATGACCGCCGTCGATAACAGGAATCGCCACGGCCTCACCGTGCAGAAGCCGCAGAAGCCGATTGGCAACAGTGAGTTTCAGCTTCGCAAGGCATCATCCAGAGATGGCAGCGCCACCCTGCGCGATCGCATCGAGGCGCTGATCGTCCGTACTGCTGACACCCTGTCCGTGCCGACCGAATGGACCGACCGCCGCCTGGACTTTGCGCGGTCGTATCTGGGGTTCGAAGTCACCGATCAGGATCGCGGTCGTGGACATTGAACCGCGCACCATCACCCCCGAGCAGATGGAGGAAGCCATCCTCCTATGCCGCAAGCGTGCCCAACGCGCCGATGAGAAGGTGGCGGCAGCGCTCGCCGAAAAGGCCGACGCCACATCCTCCCTGGAGGCGGCTCAACAACGCCTGTCCGATTGGCAGGCGGCCAACCCGGATCCGCAGCGGTCCATATTTGAGGAACTGTCCAATGTCTGAAGGTAATGTAGCAGCCGACCAGCTGCGCTTGTTCATTGAGCGTATCGAGCGGCTGGAAGAGGAAAAGAAGGGCATCAGCGACGATGTCAAAGACGTCTATCTGGAGGCCAAGGCCAATGGATATGACGGCAAGATCATGCGTCAGATCGTCCGCCTGCGGAAGATGCAGCCGCACGACCGCCAGGAGATGGAGGCCATCCTCCAGACATATCTCGCCGCGCTCGGGATGGAGTAACGCCCATTTCGAACTCCGTCCGCCTCCCTTGGCCTGCACCGCAGCTATCGCCGAATTTCCATGGAAAGCTGCGCGACAAGCTGCGGGCCAAGAAGGCCTATCGTCAGACGTGCTGGGCCGCCTCCCTGGAGGCGAAGCTCCGCGCGCCTGACAGCGCTAAGATCGCGCTGCGCGTGGAGTTCTTTCCACCAGACCGCCGCTCGCGCGACGATGACAACCTGATCGCCAGCTTCAAGCATGGTCGGGACGGCGTCGCGCTGGCGGTGAAGGTCGATGACAAGCGCTTCCGCACCGTTCCCATAATCCATGATGAAATCGTCCCCGGTGGCGAAATCATCGTCACGCTGGAGCCGCTATGAGTGACGCCCTCCCTCTGACCGCGCATGATTGCGACTTACAGGACTTTCCCTTCATGCCGTTGCAGGTCGCGCGCCTGCGCGACAGCGATCTGGCCGCGACCGAGCATCCAGAAGCGTGCTGGTATGCGGTGCTGCTCTGGGCGGCATCCTGGCATCAGGTGCCAGCCGCCAGCCTGCCCGACGATGAGATGGTGCTGACGCGGCTGTGCGGGCTTGGCCGTGACGTGAAGACGTTCCGCAAACATCGCGCAGGTGCCTTGCGCGGCTTCGTCACATGTTCGGACGGGCGGCTGTATCATCCCGTCGTCGCCGAGCAGGCCAACGCCGCGTGGAAAGAGAAGCTGGCCTATCGCGACCGCAAGGAGAAGCGCGCCGTCATCGCCAGCAATGCAGCCAAGGCGCGCTGGCAAAGCATGCCCGAAACGGATGCAGATGCATACACGATGCATGATGCATCGAATGAGGATGCATCATGCATGCCCGATGCAATGCTGAAAGGGACAGGGACAGGGACAGGGACAATTATAGTTGATGATGATGAGCGCGAGGGCGCGATCGACATTGTCGACATGACAGCGGACCTGGCCCGGATGGCTGGCGTCGGCCACCTGGCCCCAGGCCGGATAGCCCAGAACATCGACACCGTCCGTGAATGGATGGCCCACGGAGCCACGCCGGACGAAATGCGCGGCGCGGTGCAGGACGGCGTGTCCGCGGCATCCGCCGCCATCCACAGCCTCAAATATTTCAGCGGCGCAGTGCGCCAGCGCGTCGCCAAACGGGAGAATGGAAATGGGTCAACTGGCCAAGGTTCAGCCGCAGAGCAGAGCAATGACGGAATATTGCGAGCCGCCGCTATCCGCCGGGCTGCTCGCCGCACTGAACAGCAGGCAGAGCGTGCTTGAACTCAAGGTGCCCGGCCCTGCCAGCCGCGCGGTGCTGCAGGCCTATGTCGACGGCGCCCGCCCGCCGCTGGCAGACGAAGAGGAAATCGACACGATCGTCGCTCGCCTCGCTATCGTCCTGCCTCGTAAACGCGACGAGCCTGGCGTCGATGGCGCGAAGCTGGACATCTATGCCAGCGCGCTGAGCGACCTACCGCTGATCGATCTTCGGGCGGCATCGGACTGGCTGATCAACAACGCCGGGTTTTTTCCTTCAGTCGCAGAGATCCGAACGGCAGTCGCCAAGGTGGCGGGGCCGCGCACTGCGCGCATCGCTCGCGCTGAGTTGATGATCCTCCGCCATGACCGCGACTGGACGCCGCCGATCGCGGACGGCGATGCGGTCAGCGTCGGTGCGGTGATGAGTAAGGCGCTGGCGGCGCATCCGTCGAAGCGGTAAGAACAAGAGTAGAACGGGAGCATCACGATAATGGCACGGCGCAAGGCATCGGCCCGCAAGATTGAGCGACAGAACCGGGAGATTGTCGGCCCCACGCCAGAGCAGCAGGCCCGCGCGAAGTATGACTTGGGCGTTGTGGTCGACACCGTGCCCGGCGGCAAGTCGATCACGATCGGCAAAGCCTACCGACGGGAACCCTATTTCGAGGAACTGGCCCGCAGGGAGGCGACGGGCATCAGTGCGGACGATCTGCGCTGCCTTCGGTTTTACCGCAACGCCTACGAGGCGGGACAGCGCTCGCCTGTCCGGTCGGTGCTGAACCGGGACGCGGGCGGTGGGCTAGGCGAAGGGCCGATGCTCGCGGTGCTGATGTCATCGTCCGACCATACCTATCTTGAGGTCGGTGTTGGCGGCGCGGTGCATACGCTGCGCGCGGTGGCGCTGGATGATAAGAGTTATGCCCAGGTCGCTATGGACCGGTGGGGCAGCCGTGAGCAGCAGTGGATCGTCAAGGGCGAGCATCGCACCAAGATCGTGCCGAAGTCGGGCAAGCACGCCACGATCGTGCGGGAGGAATTCCTTCAGGCGCTGTCTCGCCTCACCGATCGTGCCCTTCCATATATTCGCACAGGATAGGGCTTGCACGGGGGTGCCACGTATGGCACACATCACGGCATAGGAATTGCGCCCGCAGGTCAAGCGACCGAGCGGGCGTTTCTGTATCTGGAGCGTGTCATGTGAACCGTCGCACCGAACGGCTTCGCGGTCGCGCCGGGGTCGAGCAGCGCAAGCGCCGCCTTCTCGCTGAGCCCCTCTGCCGTGACTGCGCCGACAAGGGTATCGTCACCGCCGCCACCGTGCCCGATCATATCAAGCCGCTCAGCCAAGGCGGCAGCGACGACGACGCCAACATCAGATGTCTGTGCAAGCCATGCCACGAGGTCAGGACGGCCGAGCAGTTCGGGCACGACCGTCGCGCCGCCCTCGGCGCATGCGACGCCACCGGCCTGCCTACCGACCCTGCCCACCCTTGGAACCGCATGTAACACCATCACATTTCGATGTGATATTGCCCGCCCGCGCAACAATATTACGGGGGGGGGCGGGTCAAAAGTCAGGGGTCGCGTGCTTGGACACCGACGCCCCCCACACTTCTATCGCTAATACAGTTTTTGCTCTGGACCGGGAGGCCAGCCGATGACCCGACGCCAGCGCATCGACAGCGCGGTCGGCGCCGTGGCCACAATGGCAGCGGCCAGCCGTGACCTGTCTCCACCGAAGCATCTGAAATTGCGGCGCGGCGACCAACCATTTTGGGACGCGGTCATCTCCGAGCGGGCCAAGTCCGAATGGACCGATGCCGATCTTGCAGTCGCTGCGAACCTAGCGCGGGCAATGTCCGACGCCGAAAAGCTGGCCGCCTTCTCGGTCGATCGCGGCGGCAACGTCAAGATCTCTACGCTGATCCAGACGATAGACCTGAGCGACAAGCTGGCCCGCCGCATTGTCACGCTGCGCCGGGCGCTCGGTATGGACAATCGGGCCAAACATGGCGAGCAGCGCGACGTCAGCAAGCGCCGCGATATCGCGAAGGGGATCGAGGGCGGCCATAACCCGATCGCCGAAGATGATGATGGCCTGCTTGCGAGGCCGGGCACCATCCAGTGAGGCCGTCGAGCGGCGGATATCCGCTGCCGACATTCAATGCGGAGCATAAGCCCAAGACGCGTGGCGACCGGGTCATCGCCTTCATTGAGAAATATTGCCATGTCCCGGAGGGTAAGCTGGTCGGCCAGCCGATCCGGCTAGAACCGTTCCAGAAGGCTTTCATCTGGGATGTATACGACAATCCAGACGGCACCACTGAGGGTATCCTCAGTATGGCGCGCAAGAATGGCAAGACGGCACTCATCGCCTGCCTTGTCCTTGTCCACCTCGTCGGACCGGAGGTCAGGCTAAACAGTCAGATCGTTTCTGGCGCCAATGCGCGGAAGCAAGCCGCGTTGGTTTTCAACCTCGCGCATAAGATGATCAATCTGAACCCGGCGCTGAAGGTGCTGGTTCGCATCGTTCCTTCGGCGAAGCAATTGATCGGCCTCGCGCGGAACGTCACATACGAGGCCCTTTCGGCGGAAGCTGGAACGGCGCATGGCCTTTCTCCGGTACTCGCCATTCTCGATGAGTTAGGACAGGTAAAGGGGCCGCAAGACGATTTCGTAGAGGCCATCGAGACGGCTTCGGGCGCATATGACGACGCCCTCCGCCTGATCATTTCGACCCAGGCCCCCACCGACGCTGACATGCTCAGCATCAAGATTGATGACGCACTGCGCAGCCGCGATCCGAAAATTGTCGTTCATCTCTACGCCGCCGAACCAAAAGCAGATGTTCTTGATTCCGTCGCGCATGTAGCCGCCAACCCTGCGCTCGGCACCTTCCGGTCAAAGGTCGAACTAGAAACAGCTGCGGCACGCGCGTCGCGAATGCCATCGGCCGAAAACGGGTTCAGAAATCTCTATTTGAACCAACGGGTCAATAGATTTTCACCCTTCATCTCGCCCAGTGTCTGGGGTGCGTGCAACGAAAATACCGACGATGAGGCCTTTGAAAAGGGCGAGGTCTACGGCGGCCTCGATCTTGCTGAAACGACCGACCTTTGCGCCTTCGTTCTGGCCGCGCTCTACCAGGGGGTGTGGCACTACCGGGCATGGTTCTGGAAGCCTGAAGCCACGCTGCGCGATCATGTTAAGCGCGATCGCGCGCCCTATGATGTCTGGGCCGACGAGGGCTTCATCTTTACGACGCCAGGCGTCGCCGTCGATTATGAGTATGTCGCCCATGACCTGGCGCGAATTTGCGAAGGGCTGCCGGTCATCAAGATCGGATATGATCGGCATCGCTTCAAAACGCTCGAAGCCCAGATGCAGAAGGTCGGCATAGATCTGCCTTTTGAGCCATTCGGGCAAGGGTTCGTCAGCATGGCGCCGGCCATGGACCTGATCGAAATCGACTTTTTGAACGGACGCGTGCGGCACGGCGGTCATCCGGTACTGACAATGTGTGCTGCCAATGCCGTCGTTAACAAAGATCCGGCCGGCAATCGCAAGCTCGACAAGGCCAAGAGTACGGGAAGGATCGACGGCATGGTCGCAGCAGTGATGGCCCGTGGCGTTGCAGCGCTCGATGGCAACGAAGGTGACGGCGTGGATGACTTTATCGCTCAGATGAAGGCCGCGAGCTGATGGGCCTGTTTGACTGGCTTATGGGATATAGGGCCAAGCTGTCGGGTCGCGATGGCGACGAGCATCCAGGCTATGAGAATTGGGGGCCGACCTTTCAGGCGCGCGCTTCGGCTGGATCGGTCATGAGCCTGGCGGCAGCTTGGGCGTGTGTTCGCCTGCGGTCACGCGTCGTCGGGTCGCTTCCAGCGGCCGTCATCAGCAAAGTGGACGGCAAACGTCGCGAAGAGGAAGATCATTGGCTGTCGCGACTGTTGCGCGACAGCCCTAATGCGGACCAGACGCCCTATGAATTTTGGTCCAGCCAGGTCGGATGCATTGACCTGTGGGGCAATGGCTATTCAGAGAAGACGCTGGGCGCCCTCGGTCGGACGACGGCACTGACACCTTTCCAACCCGACCGAGTCTCGGTGCGCCGGGATGGCAATGGCGACCGGGTTTATGACGTGAATGACCGTGGCAAGACGGAGACGTTGCCGGAAGAAAAGATGTTTCACCTGCGCGGCCTGACGCTTGGCGGTGATGTCGGCCTGTCTGCGATCGCGGCGGGTTGTCAGTCACTTTCCGGCGCGCTCGCTGCTGAAAACACGGCGATCAACCTTGTGGCGCGCGGTTTGCAAATTTCGGGCTTCATGGAAACGGGGTCTTCGAAGCTCAGTCCAGACCAGCGCGCCGATCTTGCATCCATTTTCAATGCCTTCACCGGATCGGCTCAGGCGGGTAAGATCATGCCCCTGGAAAAGGACTTCAAGTTTCAGGCGCTTCGCATGAACCCGGTCGAAGCGCAGTTGCTCGAATCGCGGGGTTTCAACGTCGAAGAAATTTGCCGGTGGTTTGACACGCCGCCGATCCTTATCGGACATGCGGCGGCTGGGCAGACAATGTTCGGGTCGGGCGTCGAGCAGATATTCCTCGGCTGGCTGACCATGGGCCTTAATCCGGTGCTGACGAGCATCCAGCAAGCCGCCAGAAAGCAATTGCTGCCGCCCGCCGAGCGCTCGAAATTCAAGGTCGAGTTTAACCGTGAAGCGTTGTTGGCGGCTGATAGCGCCGCCCGCGCCGCCCTGTACTCTTCGCTGGGGCAGAACGGCGTGATGACGCGGAATGAGATGCGCGAAAAGGAAAATCTGGCACCGATGCCCGGCGGCGACGTGCTGACGGTCCAGTCCAACCTGCTGCCGATCGACAAGCTGGGGACTGTGCCACCCACTGGAGCAAGCAATGAGCAACCCGCACCCATCCGACAGTGATCGCTTGCGCGCGCACCTCGACGGCCTCCGGGCTGCCGGTGCCGTTCCGATGACGCCCGAAGAGATCCTTTCGGGCGCATCCCAAGGCGGCGTGCCCCGCCCCTCATTCCTCAAAGACGAGGATGGCGACGGCTCTGTCGAGTTCGTTGGTTCAGGAAAGGCATCGTGCCATGGATGAAACCGACTTTGATCTTTCGGTCAAATCGATCGATAGCGACGGCACCATTGTCGGGATCGCGGCTGGTTACGGCAATGTCGATCATGGCGATGACGTGATCCTCCAGGGCGCGGCTTCCAAATCCTTGGAAGGTAAGGCCCGGCTGCCAATGCTGCTGTTCCACGACCAGCGCCGTCCCGTGGGCGTATGGCATGTTCCAGAGTTCAAAGAACTGCCCGACGGCCAGCAGGTCATGGGTCGCTTCGCCATGTCGACACTGGCGGGCAAGGAAGCGCATGCCATGGCAAAGGACGGCGCGCTGGGAGGCCTGTCCTACGGTTACAAGACCTTGAAGAAGAAGATGGTCGGCAGCATCCGCCACTTGGTCGAGGTAGCGCTGCACGAAATCAGTTTGGTGACGATCCCTATGAACAGCAAGGCGCTGATCATGTCGGTGAAGGACATCGGAGACATTCGCGACCGTTTGGCAGCCGGGGAGCGGCTGACGGAGCGCGAGTGGGAAGGTCTGCTCAAAAAGAGCTTCGACCTTTCCAATGCGGAGGCGGAGCGCGCCGTGCGCCTCAACCTCAAGAATGGCCAGGGGGATCCTGGTGTCACGGCAAATGACGACGCGCGCGGTTTCTACGAGGCCCTGCGCCCCTAAAATCAACGAGTTTCCGCGTCGCGAGACGCCGACCCTCCCATAGATGGACCCCTATCATGAAGAAGATGATGTTCGCGGGCGCGGCCCGCGGAGTGCTCGGCCTTGCGCTGATCGGCACGCTGACCGCCAACGAACGCCGCATGGGTCGCCTGTTGCGCGATCCCAACGGCCACCCCCAGGGCAAGACGGTCGCCGAACTGGCCGCCGAAACGAAGCAGCTGTTCGAAACCAAGCACAACGAGGTGAAAGCGATCGCCGAAAAGGCCCTCGCCGAAGCCGAAAAGGGCGTGCCCATGTCGACCACCGCCAAGGAATTGGCGGACCAGGCTCTGACCGGCCTTAACGAGGCGAAGGCGCGACTGGACGATCTGGAGCAGAAGGCTGCCAAGCGCGGGGGCGCGCCGGAACGCGAACGGTCGATCGGCGAGCAGTACGTCGAATCGGACGAATACAAGGCCGCATTCGCCAACGGTGCGCGCCAGGGTCAGAGCGTCGGCATCGAAATCAAGGCCATCACCAGCCTGACGACCGACGCGAACGGTTCGGCCGGTGACGCCGTCCGCGCCGATCGCGTTCAGTCGCCCATGGCGATGTTGCCGGATCGTCAGATGACCATCCGCAACCTGATCGCGCCCGGCCAGACGTCGTCCAGCTCGATCGAGTATGTTCAGGAAACCGGCTTCACGAACGGTGCCGGGATGGTGGCCGAAGGTACGCTGAAGCCGGAGTCGACCCTCAAGCTGGACCTGAAGAACGCGCCGGTTCGCAAGATCGCGCACTGGTTCCTGGCGTCGGCGGAAATCCTGGCGGATGCGCCCGGCCTGCGCTCGATGCTGGATCACCGCCTGCGCTACGGCCTCGCGTTTGTCGAGGATGTCCAGCTGCTCAAGGGTGACGGCACCGGCCAGAACCTAGCAGGTGTGAAACCGCAGGCGGCGGACTATGCAGTGCCCGCCGGTCTGTCGGGCTTCGCCACCCCAAGCATGATCGATAAGCTGCGCATCGCACAGCTTCAGGTCGCCCTCGCGCTCTATCCTGCCGACGGACAGGTTCTGCATCCGATCGACTGGGCCGCCATCGAGATGATGAAGGATGGCGAAGGCCGCTATCTGATCGGAAACCCGCAGGGCACTCTGTCGCCGACCCTGTGGGGCCTGCCGGTCGTGCCGTCGATGGCGCAGACCGTCGGCGAGTTCACTGTCGGATCGTGGAAGATGGGCGCGCAGCTGTTCGATCGTGAGCAGTCGGGCATCCTCGTATCCACCGAAGACGGCGACAACTTCCGCCGCAACATGGTGACGATCCTGGCGGAAGAGCGGTTGGCCCTGACGGTTTACCGCCCCGAAGCCTTTGTCGACGGCGCGTTCGCCAACGCCTGATGATCAGAGGGCGGCCTAGCGCCGCCCTCTCCCAAGGAGACGATCGATGGCAAAGAAGAAATATGACGTGTACCGGTCGATGACCGGCGACAAGGAATATAACCGCGGCGACATCCGGGAGATGGAAGAGGCGGACGCTGTGGAATTGGTCGCTTCGGGCGCCCTGGCGCTTGAAGGAGAGGATCCCGTGAAGCGCGAAGCGTTGGTTCAGAATGGCGAGCTGGATGAGATGGATCGCAGTTTCGGCCACGAGATCGCGCCACCGCCGCGCGAGCTAAGCGTCAAGGTTGCGGACAAGCGTTCGGCTGACAAAAAGCCGGTGAAGCCGGAATAATGCGCGTCTCCGTCGTCATCCCCCCCGATCCCGTGGTGACATGGGAAGAGGCCCAGGCGCATCTGCGTCTGGACGGTGACGACGAGCAGGCGCTCGTGGTCAGCCTTGTTGAGGCGGCCACCGCCCATATCGACGGACCGAGCGGCTGGCTTGGCCGGGCGCTCGGTCTTCAGACGCTTGAAATGTGCCTGCCTTCGTTTGGCGTTGTCAGCATCTGCCTGCCCTACCCGCCCGCCGCCGACATCGTGTCCATCGAATATGTCGATAGCGCTGGCGACGTCACCATGTTGGCGGACGATGATTTTGAATTGCGCGGCTGCCTGCTGCGCCCAGCCTGGCCGCGATCATGGCCTGCCGCCCAATGGCGCGGCGGCGACGGCGAGACGGTGCGCATCCGCTATCGTGCTGGCTATGCCGTCAATCCCGATGCCGACCCTATCGTTTCGAACATCCCGGCGCCGATCCGCGCGGCGATCCTGCTAATGGTGGGCGACCTGTATCGCAGCCGCGCATCCGTCGCCATCGCAGGCTCATTTGTTAACGTCCCAATGTCCACGACCGTCGAAGCGCTGTTGCAGCCGTTCAGGGTCTATCGCTGATGTCTATGGACGCAGGTCGTCGCGACAAGCGGATAAGGATCGAATATCGGACTGTAGCGGCCGACGGCTATGGCGGCGAGACTGAGACGTGGAACGAAATCGCTCGGCCGTGGGCCGACGTTATTTACGGCGCTGGGGTTGAGCAGCGCCAAGCGGCGCAGCAAAGCGCGTCGCAGATCGCATCATTTGAATTTCCCCGCGATAGCCGGACGCGAAGTATCAATCCGATTGACCACAGAATTGTGTTCGACGGCGGAATTTGGAACATTACCGCTAAGAATGATCTCAGCGGCAATGAGGGGATAAGGGTCACCGCCGTAAGGGGGGCCGCCTGATGGCGGAAACCTTCAAGATGGAAGGGCTTCGCGAGCTTGAAGCCGCACTGCGGCAGATGCCCCAGGCAACGGCACGCGCCACCGGAATGCGCGCGCTACGCCAAGGTGCCGAGCCGATAGCGCGCGCGGCGAGGCGGCTAGTTCCAGTCGACGAAGGTAGCCTCAAGGAAAGCATAGATGTTGGCGTGAACCTCGCGTCCAGCCAGCGCGGCGATAAAGGCGCCGTCGCGCCCCTTGAAGTTCACATCGGCCCCGGTCAACAGCCACAGGCGATCACTCAGGAATTTGGCACTTACAAAGACCCTGCCCAACCTTTCATGACGCCCGCGTGGGAAAGTGAGCGTGTGAACGCGCTCGACATCGTCGGCACCGCCCTTGGAATAGAGGTGGCGAAGACAGCCGATCGCTTGGCAAAAAAACGGGGCAGATAGAATGGATGTCGATCTCATAACACGATTAGGCGCTGCGCCGGGAATCGGTGACAAGATCGGCAGCGTCAGTTGGGTGGAGCGCCCGTCAAAGACACAAATGCCCGGCATTACGCTACGCCGCCTTGATCCCGGTCGTCCATACACGTTTGGCGGCCCCGTCGCCCTCCAGGATACCCGCACGCGCTTTGATTTCTGGGGCTTATCTGTCCGCGACCTTAAACCCATATTCCTGACCACTCTGGCTCTAATGGAAGCAGGAGAAACGGTCGGGAGCACGATCTTCAGGCCCTCGATGCTTGAATTTGAGAGCGATCAGCCTGCCGAGTTCATCCCTGAGATCGGCAAAGTATTCCGCATTACCGCGGATTTTCGAATTTGGTGGAAACCGCTGTAGCAGGAGCGAATAATGAGTGATGCAATCACGGGCTATGGCTCGGCTTTTCGACTGGCCAACAACACTGGCGTACTCACTGAATGCGGCGAACTCATCGGCCTTGAGCCTGGCGCTGAAGAGTGGGCCACTACAGAGGTTACTCACTTCAAAAGCCCAGGCCGTCGCCGCGAACATATCAAGACGTTGATCGAATCTGGCCAGGGAAGTTTTCAGGTTAACTGGCTTCCCGGGTCGGCGACCGACGCATTGATCTCCGATGCCCATGCAGACCCGGCATCGCGCGATTTTGAGATTGAGGTGCCCGCAGACAATGAGGGCGGAACTTGGGTGATAGCCGGTTCGGTCAATGTCCTTAGCCGGACGCCGACCATTCCTCTTGATGACCGCATGACCTGTCAGGTCGCTCTCCAGTTTACGGGCGCGCGAACTGAAGGGGCAGGCAGCTAATGGCAAACTCGATGCGTGGCGAGGCATCCTTTGATGGCGGTGACGGCCCCTACACCATCACTATGGATGCCGACGCCCTCGCGATGGCCGAAGAGGTAACCGGCAAGCCTATCAGTGTCGTCGTAGGCATGTTCGATAGCGGGATGCACCTGGGCATGACATCGGCGCTCGCCTGGGCAGGCCTATTTCGCCAGCACGCGTTCCCGTGGGAAGGATTCAGGGAGCGAGTGATGACCTGGGGGCTTCCAAATGTTCGAGATGCCGTCGCGCAGTCCATGAGGCACGCGTGGCCTGAGGTTGAAGTGGCCGTACCAAACCCTCCGAAGCGGGGTCAGACCAAGAAACCGGCTGGAACTGGCTCAAGCTCCTAGAGACTTGGTGCGAGGCCGGGTTTGATCCCGACACATTCTGGCGGCAGACGCCCAGGACAATACAGGCCGCCATCCGAGGCTACCTGCGCCGGGAAAAGGCGGCTCATCGCGAAAGCATGTATGTCGCGTGGCATCAGTCTGCGTTCTCTAGATCAAAGCGGATGCCTCCCCTTTCCGAAGCTCTGGGCGACAAGCAGCAGCCCAAGCTCAAAACGCGAGATCAGCTGCTTAAATCGTTCCGAGCGATGGCCAAGAACGGCATAGGCCTGACAATCAGGAGGGGTTCCGGTCCCTCTTCGCCCGGTAGATGACGCCCTGCACGCAATACGGGGCGACAACGAAGAACAGCGCGATTCCGGCCGCCGCGGCCTGCTGAGGCGCGCTGCCTGATGCCAATGCGCCGAACACAAACAGTGCGCCGATAGCGGCGCCGATAAACGTCAGAATTTTCCACAAATTCATTTTGCACCCCTGAAAGGACACGCATGGCCAGATCGGTTATCGGCGCTCTGCGTGTTACGCTGGGGCTAGACAGCGCAGAATTTGAAACAGGAATCAAGCGTGCGTCTAAGACCACGCAGACGTTCACGCGTGCATCGAAAGACGTGAAGGCGGCATCCGACCAAATTTCGTCATCCTTGCGCGGGGTTGGAGCCGCGCTTGGCATAACATCGCTGACTGCCGCCGGTGTCGCCTACATGAAACTGGCCGACCAATCGAAACTGCTGGCGGCGCAGCTAAATCTGGCGACTGCATCTTTTGGCAATTTCGGGCAGGCACAGAAGGATGTCACCCGGATAGCATCCGACGCTCGAAGCGGACTTTCTGAAACCGGCAGCCTTTACTCCAGCTTCCTTCGCACCGCCCAGGAGCTGGGCGCGCAACAATATGAGGCGGCGCGCGCCACTGAAACATTCTCCAAGGCCTTAAAGGTCGGCGGTGCCGGGACGCAGGAAGTTTCATCGGCCACGCTTCAAATGGGCCAGGCTCTTTCTTCTGCGAACGTCCAGTGGGAGGAGTTGGGCCAGATTCTTGAGGCGTCCCCTCGCCTTGGGCGGCTATTTACCGATGCACTCGGGGTGACGCGCGGCGAGCTTAAGAAAATGGCCGAGGACGGCAAGCTGAGCAGCGATATGTTGTTCAGGGCACTTACCGATCGCAAGTTCACCGATACCATTGACGCTGAGTTCAAGCTGATGCCGGTCACATTCGGCGATGCGGTCCAGCAGATTACCAATTCGGCGACCATCGCATTCGGCGCATTTGATCGCGGCGGTCAGTTTTCCACAGCTATCGCCAATTTTGCCACGGATGGTGCGGGCGAGCTGCAAGACATGGAGCTGGCGGCTGAGCGCTTTGGGATAACTCTTCGAACCGAGATTAACGCTGTTTCTGAGACTGTGCGGCCGCTGCTCGATCTTCTGGGTGGGGTGCGGGAGGCCCTTTCCTCCATAGAGACGAGCGTGCCTAAGAATTGGAAACTAAGCCCAGAATCATTAGGCGGCACATCGGATATCGTAACAAGCCTTTGGCGAGCGCCTCAGGGCGCTGCGCGCGGAGTTTACGCAGCGGCAAACGGTGGCAGTTTCAGCAAAGAATATAGTAATTTTATGAGCAGCACGTCTGCTGCCAACTATGTTCGCCAGATCCAGGGCAACATCGACAAGGCAAACGTTCAGGCGACGCTGGGGAGGATTTGGCAAGGAAATCCTTTGGTAGATGCTCCACGCACAACATCTGTCCTGAAGCCTGCGGCCACGACGGTGAAACCCGACAAGGGCACTGCGAAGGCGGCCGAGGCCGCGCGTAAGCGCGCGCAGCGCGAGGCGGAAAAGGCTGCCGACGCGCTTCGCCAGTTCGCAGATGAAGTTGATCGGGAAGCAAGCACCCTCAGTTCGACTTTGGCGGAACTGACCGGTACGACCGAAGCGAAGCGGGATGCAGATCTCAAGCAGATCGAGGCCGATCGCGGTGTTCGCGAGCGCGCCATCAAGGCTGATGATGATATAGACGCCGCGAAAAAAGCACAGCTGATTAGCTTGAATGATGAGAACGCTGCCGCACGAAAGCGTGTCATCAATCAGCGCGCTGAAGAAGATGTTCGGAATCGAACAATACGATCTGAGCAGGAGCGCGCGGATCTTGCCGTAGAGCTGATGCAGTATTCAGCTGACGCCGCGCGCACGGCGCGGGACCGTCGCGCGATCGAGCTGCGTATCCTAGAAACTCAGTTCAACGAAGAGGAAAGTCGTCTTCGCCTTGAGGCCCTTTCGACCGACCTGGAAAAGGCAGCCTCTGCAAGGCTCCGGTTGGCGCAGCTTCCTGCCATTCGCGAGGGTGCCACTGACCAGGTAATGCGCGCCACTCAGGGGCCGCTCGAGTCATATCTTGATCGCATTCCCAAGAGCGCCGCGGAAGCCAAGGAGGCGCTTGAACGAATTGAGGTCGATGGCATCGACAGCTTGATCGATGGCCTCGCCGGCGTCGCTAGCGGCGCGCGATCGCTTGGCGACGTTTTCAAGAATGTTGCCAATCAGATAATTGCCGACATCGTGCGCATCAACCTTCAGCGCATGCTTGTTGGGTCTGGCGGCGGTGGCTTTCTTGGCAGTCTCCTTGGAGGCTTCGGTGCGTTCACTGGTGGCAATGCGCTGGGCGGCGTGAGCGCTTCTTCTATGGCGTACATAGACGGAATGGCGTCTCAACTGGGCAGTCCCAAAAACCTGACGGGATTTGCCACAGGCGGATCATTCAAGGTGGGTGGATCTTCGGCTATCGGCGACCAGCAACTCGTCTCGTTTCGAGCAAACCGCGGCGAGATGGTCGACATCCGCAAGCCTGGCAACGACAACCGCAGCGGGGCCATAGCGCACATCGTACCCTCTCCATATTTCAATGTCGTGGTCGATGGCCGGGCCGCGGGTATCGCCGCGCCGCTATCAGCTCAGGCTGCCAATGCCGGATCCCAGGGCGCGCAGGTTGCGCTGGCACGCAAGGGCAGCAGGGCTATTCCATGATTGACCTTCCCGACTTCCCATCGCCGAATGGCGCCGTGCCGCGCGTGCAGGATTTTGGCGGCTTTCTAGATCCGTCGAGTGGGGCCGAGGTGCAGCGGATCAACAGGCTGGGCAATCGCTATGCCGTGTCCATCACCCTGCCGAGGCTGGAAAACAAACGGAATGGCCGCATCTGGGTCAATCGGCTGGTTAAGGGGCAGAAGGCGGGGGTCCGACTTCCTTATCCCCTGCTCGATTTCCATCCAGGCACCCCAAACCGCGCCGACGGTTCACCCATCGTGGTCGACGGCGCGGGCCAGGCTGGCACCAATCTCGCCATCATGAACGGGGTGCCAGGTTACGCGTATTTGGAAGGCCAGCCGGTCAGCCTGGAGATCGGCGGCCAGCATTTCTTCGACTTCATCGCTGAACCGGCCGTCGTCGGCGCAAATGGCAAGGTCACCGTCACGCTTAGCCAGATGCTGCGCAAGCCGCCCACGACTGGCTCCATCCTCCATGTCGCCGAGCCGAAGATCGAGGGCTTCGTGCGCGGCAATGAGGTGTCGTGGGAACTGGCTCTCGATCGCACCATCGGCCTCTCCTTCGAAATCTGGGAGCGTCGCTGATGGCCTTCACCGGCGGCGTTCTCAATCTCGTGGCGCTGATGAAGATCGAGGCGCCCGGGCGCGATGTCATGATGTGCGACGCCGGGTTCATCTATTGGGGCGCCGACCTCTATGATTGCATCGATCCCCTCTTCGGCACGATCGCTGCGGCCGAGACATTCGAAGAAAAGACGGGCGATGAAGCGCCAGGCGGCAAGCTGACATTCCTGCCACCGACTGCCGCAGCTGGCGCGGCGCTAAATGATCCCGCCCTCCAAGGTTCGCGCATGCGCTTCTGGCTCGGAGAGTTCAATCCTTTGACCGGTCGCGTCGTAGGCGCGCCGGAACTGACAGCCGATCTGTCAATCGACACCGCCACCATCCAGGTGGACAAGGGATCGCGCTCGGTCGACGTAGAATTCGAGAGCGCTGCCAAACGACTGTTCATGGTGATGCGCGGCGTGGCGCTCAATGATCGCTTTCATCAATCCTGTTATCCGGGGGAACTGGGCATGGTCAACGCCACCGGCATGCCACGATCGACCGCCTGGGGGGCGGCAACGCCAAACGCATGAGCGACCTAGAAAGGCGGCGCATTGCGCTGGAAACCACGCTGGCGAAGTATCGCGGGCGCGCGCTGGACTATGTCACCGCCGACTGCATCCGCATGATCCGCTTCCATCTGCTCCAGATGGGGCACAGGCCGCCGACCCTGCCGCAATACCGATCAGCGCTGGGCGCGCGCAAAAAGCTGCTCGCGGCCGGGGGAATGATTGCCATCCTCGACGCGATCCTGCCGCGCATCCCTTACTCCCGCATGTTGCTTGGCGACATCGCCGTGCTGGAGGGGACGGACGGATTGGATGCCGGTGTCATCTGCGTCGGACACAAGGTCATCGGCTGGCATCAGGATAGTGACGTGATGGTCAACCTGGTCCCGCTCGAAATCAAGGCGGCCTGGAGGGTCTGATGTCCAGAACGCTGGCAAAAGTCGCCGTTATTGCCGGCGCGATTGCGCTTGTCGCCACCGGCGTCGGCGCCGCGGCTGGCGCGTTCGCGCCGGGCCTCGCGGGCACGACGACCGTTGCGGGCGTATCGACGGCGACAATCTCGACGGTCGCCACCACGGCCACCGTCGTTGCCGCGGCGGCATCTGTCGGCGCGCAGCTCACCGCGAAGAAGCCCGGCGCTGTGGGCGGCGTCAACCAAGTGCAAATATCGGCGAATAGCTCGGTCCCCTACGGCATGGGGCGGTGCTTCTATGCGGGTAGCCAGCTGCACGACGTTGGCTATGGCGGCAAGGTCGGGAAGACTCAGAATCCGTATCTGTCCAAGGTATTCGTGTGGAGTGCTGGCGGCCCAATCGACGGCATCGAAAGCCTGTTGATGGATTGGCAGCCGGTCACATTTTCGGGCACGTCGGCGCTCGGCTACTATGCGTCATGGATCTATGCCGATCATCAGCTAGGTACTCGGCCAGAAGTAGATGCACTTCATGGTCCGTGGGGGGCGGTTCCTGATTGGAGTGCAGCACACAAGCTGTCCGGCATGGCGGCCAGCATGGTCAGTTTCCGTTTTGACCGCGACAATAAGGTTTGGGCGAATGGGGTTCCCGCTTTTGGCGTCGTCGGGCGCTGGGCGCGGGTTTACGACATGCGCAGCGACAGCACCTATCCCGGCGGTGCTGGGGCGCAGAGGTTCGATGACGAGGATACATTTGCCTTCGACCGCAACGTTGCGCTGAACGCCGTCACCTACGCGCGCGGGCGTTTTGCCATCGACCCGACCACCGGGGTTCAGACGGTCAAGGTCATCGGGTGCGGGTTCCCGCAGGACAGCTTCGACTGGCCCCAGTGGACAGCCTTCGCCAATGTCTGCGAGGCGAACGGCTGGAACTGCGACGGCCATGTGTTCGACGGCCCGGGCCTGAGCCTGTGGGATAACCTGAAGCGGATATGCGCGGCCGGCGGCGGCGTTCCGGTTATCTCGGGCGGCCTCCTGTCCGTGCGGTTCCAGTCGCCCAAGGTCGCGCTGGATACGATCACATTCGAGGATTTTGCCCAGGGTCGCCGGATCGCACCGGGCATGCGGACCTATAAGGATCGCATCAACACGATGGTCCCGAAGTATCGTTCGGAGGCCAACAAGTGGGAATATGTCCAGTCCAAGGCCGTCAGCTTCGAGGCATACATCGCCCTCGACCGGGGCGAGATCAAGGAAGAGGAATTTCTCACAGAGCTAGTGACGGACAAGGATCAATCGGCTCAGCTGACCGCCTATGAATTGTTCAACCGCCGCGAACTGGCCGGTATCACTCTGCCGTGCAAGCCGCGCCTTTGGGAATATCGCCTTGGCGAGGCTTTGATGGTCGTAGATGCCGAAGCTGGGCTAAATCATCTTTGCGTGATCGCGGCGGCTACCAAGGACATATCGACCGCCACCGTCACCTTCACGTTTGAGACGGAGACGACGGAAAAGCACGCGCTGGCGCTGGCAATGACCGGAACCGCTCCACCGCCTCCAAGGCTTGTGCCGCCGGGCGTCGCTGACGGAGCAAGCTGGGATAATGGTGGCAACACAGTCGACCCGGTCACCGAATTAACTGTCACACCGACGGCTGGATCGGCGGCCATCGCTTGGCGCAATCCAACCACCGCTCCGTTCGGCTATTGCTATGCCTATCGCGGCACGACCAACGTATTCGGCTCCGCTACGCAAATCGCCGGTCCGATCGTCGGTGGCCTCGGTCAGGTGCAACAAGTAACCGACACGGTGGCGGCTGGCATCTATTATTACTGGGTCCGCGCCTTCGACAACGATGGCACCCCAGCTGATCCGACCGGTCCAGTCTCAGGGGTCATCACATGAGCACAAAGATGAACGTAGTGGGCGGCGCGACCATGTCCGGCGGCAAGCTGGCGCCCTATGTCGCGGACAAGGGCGAACGGGGGCCAGCGTCCACCATCCCCGGCCCCGTCGGGAATGCCGCCTGGTCGCCTATGTTGGCCGGTGAGGCGGACGGCGTTCGCACCTTGATCAAGGTGATCGACTGGTTTGGCGGGCAAGGCGATAAGCCTGCGGCTGGCATGTATATCGGCACGACAGGCTATGTCGCCACGAAGGCGGCGGGGTTTAACTTCAACACGGCCAAGCATTTCACCATCCTGACGGGCATCACCAACGCGCAGGGCATAGCTGCGATCAGCTTCGGTAACATATTTGCGGATTGCGCCGCCGCGCCTTCGATCGGCTTCTGGGCCATCCCAGCGGCGGCCGTCGGGGGCGTGAAGGCAACTCAGGTGGCCGGAACGCTCAGCAAGACGGGCGTCCAGATTAAGGTGGAAGCGCCCAACATCCTCTCGGCCGTGCTGACGCTGCTCGTTGGCGCGACCGTCTTCGTGATCGCCATCGAACAGTAACCCTCCATCCCGGAGATTTCATGCCAGCAAAACTTGATCTCGCGGCTTCGCGGAATGTCGACCCGTGGGCGCCGACCATCGACCTGCTCTATGGCGGCGGCGACCTGCCTGTCGGTGGTGCATCTGTCCGCCTTCAGGTGCGGCTCTACCCTGGCGCGCCCGGCGCACCTCTGCTCGACCTGTCTGCCGTGCCTTTTGAGGATGCGTCTGCGGCGACCGCCAGCAACCCAGACCGCCGACGTCTGCGGCTACTGCCGTCCGCTCCGGCGTCGTCTCTGGAGGGATGGCCCACTGGCCTTAACAAGCCTGAGCCCGGCGAAGCCGACCGATACAGCTACGACGTCATCCTGACCTACGCCGGTGGCGCTGGGGAGGACAAGTTGGCGCTGGGCTATTTCCACCTAGAGCCGGGAGTGACCATGTGATGCTCGACTATTTCTCCGCCGAGGTACGTGGCCTGCGCGGGCCGGGCTTGACCGAGCAACAGGAAGAAGATCTGGCGGCGGCGCTGGCCCCTGCGACGACTGAAACGCCAGGCCAACTGTCTGCCGCCGACAAGCAGAAGTTGGACGGCTTGGGCGAGCTTGCTTCAAAGGATGAAATCGGCGCGTTTGATGTCGGCGCCAACGCCGTCAACAATGCGGGCCTGTCGGACATGCCCGCGAACACGATCAAGGGCCGTCTTACCAGCGATGGTGATCCTCAAGACCTGAGCGTCGCGCAGATCCGCGCCCTCGCGCAGGTGAATAATGTCGATAATACATCGGACGCGAATAAGCCGATCAGCACGGCTGTAGCTGCTGCGCTGGCGGCCAAGGCTACGTCAGCGCAGGGCGCGAAAGCCGATACGGCGGTTCAGCCATCGGCATTGGGCGACCTTGCCTCAAAGGATCAGATTGGTCCGTTCGATGTCGGGCCTAACGCGGTGAATAACGCGGGCCTGTCCGACATGCCCGCGGACACTATCAAGGGCCGGATGTCGAGCGATGGTGATCCGCAAGACCTTTCCGCCGCGCAAATCCGCGCGCTTGTCGATGTCGATAACGTCGATAATACGTCAGACGCCGACAAGCCGATCAGCACTGCCGTCGCAGCAGCCCTTTCGGGCAAGGCTACGTCCGCGCAGGGGGCAAAGGCCGACACCGCTGTTCAACCCGGTGATTTGGGCGATCTGGCCACGAAAGACCAAATCGGCCCCTTCGACGTGTCCGCTGGAGCGGTCAATAATGCCGGTCTTTCCGACATGCCGGGGAATACGATCAAGGGGCGGCTCACGAACGACGGCGACCCGCAAGATTTGTCGGTTTCTCAAATCCGCACCCTTTTGCAGATCAACAATGTCGATAACACTCCCGACGCCAGCAAACCGGTCAGTGGGCCGCAGGCAACAGCGATCAATGCTGTGGCATCGGATCTCGACGCTGTTTCAGATTCCCTTGACGCCAGGCTGATTCCTGCCGAAGCCGCCATTAGTTCGCTGTCCGCGCTCATCCCCCGCTATCCCGAACGCGCTGGTGATGCGCGCGCGCTGTTTTCTACCGCGCTCACCGGCGATCCTCTGGCCCGCGCGATCATTTCCGCTGGCGTGGTTGAAGCTGTATCCGGCCTGGGGACCGTTCTGCGCATCCGCGGCCAGGACACCGACGACGTGTCGGGCTACATCTCGATCGCGCCTCGCATTGCAGCGGCTATCTATCCTGGCCGAACCTACCGCGTCACCTATCGCCTGCGCCGCGCTGTCGATCCTACCGACCCCGCGAACAATGCGGTCGAACTGCGCTGGCAGAACCTCAACCACAACAAGGCAAGCGTCAGCAATGTTCGTCTGAGCGATATCCTGACGCCTACGGTCGCAGACGGCGATCTGACCTTTAGCTTCCTGATCGGCAAGGCTGGCGCACCGGGCGACCTCGTTTACACGATCCCGCCAACTGCCATCTATGGCCTCCCTGAGCTTCGTATCTATGGCAATGGGCAGGAAACCTATGTCATCAGCATTGATGCGCCAGAGGATGTGACGGACCAGATTGCGGGCGGTGCGGATGTAACTGCCTTGGCTGATCGCGTTGAAGCGGTGGAGATTGCTCTGCCGAATAAAGCCGACCGTTCCGAACTTCCCCTTGATGCTCAACCGCTGGGCCTTTTGCCCGAAGTCGCTGGCGGCGCGATCGACGCAGACGGCTATCTGGTCCCGTTCATGACCGACAAGCCTGTTGTTGAAACGCAGGCTTCCGCCGATGTCGGCCAAGCCTTCCAGGATGACGACGGATATTTGCTGGAACAGGTTGCGGTGGACGGCAGCACAAACACCATGCAATCGCCCCATGTCAGCTTCGCCCTGCAAGATGCAGATGGCTATCTCGTAGCTCTGATGACGGACAAGCCCGTCATTGAAACCGAAGCCTTTGTGGATGTTGGGCAGGCCTTCCAAGACGTGGATGGCTATCTGCTGGAACTGTCCGGCCCTGACGGCACAAGCGGGTCTCTGTTTCTGCCCGGCATCACGACCGGCACGATCGATCCAGACGGCTATCTGGTTACGCCCGATGCTGGCGGCACTGTCGATGATATGACGACCTACGGCTCACGCGATGCTGCCAACATCGCCGCTTCAAGCGCGCTCAAGTCACGGACGATCGCGACCGACATCGCGGGCCTGCTCTGGGATTATAATCTCAACCTGCTCTATGGCCAGTCTCTTTCCGTGGGCGTTCAGTCGTTCCCGGCTCTATCGAAAACGCAGACGCTTTCGAACAAGATGCTCGGCGGATCGACGCGATCGGGCGTGAACCCGGCGGGCGTCGACTTCTCCCCGGTGGGCGGCCTCAGTTTCCAACCCCTGATCGCGACGGCTCAGAATCCCGCGACGCGCGCGATGCTGACGGATGCGGAGGTTGCGGCGCTACCCGACACAAGCGGGACCGAAGGCGAAACATACATCGAGGGGGCATGCAACGGCCTCAAGAAACTGTGGAACGCATCTCGCGCCTATCTGGATGACCTGTCGCGCGTCCTTGTTGGCGCTGTGTCTGGCGAAGGCTCCAAGACCGTTGTGGAACTGAGCAACAGCGGCAACTACTGGCGTGAGCTGACCACGCATGTTCTGGCGATGAAGACGCTGGGCGATAGCGCTTTTAAGTCGTCCGGCCTGATCGCGCTCAATTGGGCGCAGGGCGAGAATGATTATGCCCTCTCCACCACCGAGTCAGCATGGTCCGCCAGCTTCCTGTCGGGCGTCTATTCTCCCCTGCTGAACTGGATCGGGGCGAACTATGCGCAGTCGGTGCGGCCCGCCGTTTTCTTCTGCGGCGTCTCGCCAAACTCTCGGCGGGATAACAATTCCGGGTTGGGCATCAACTCGATCGACATGGCGCAGATCAACCTCGCGCGCGAACGGGACAATTTCTATGTTGTCGGCCCGAATTACCATGTTCCAGATCGCGGTATCCACCTGACCTCGAACGGTTCGCGGTGGGTCGGCAACATGCTGGCCAAGGTTCAGCATCGCGTTCTTGTGGAGCGTCGGCCCTGGCGTCCGCTGGAGCCTCGCTGGGAGGCGCAAGGCGGGCCGTTCCGCATCGCTGGCAACATCGTCTCGATTGACTTCTTTGTGCCAGAACCGCCGCTGGCGTGGTTCCAGCCTTATGTCGGCCGCGTTGCCACCGATTACGTAGGGAAGGGCTTCACCGTGCGCGACGGCCTTGGCGTGATCGGCTTCAGAGTGCGCCTCGTCCTCAACAGCATCGTAGAACTGACGTTGGTCCGCGCACCAGTGGGATTGGTCTGGGTCAGCTATGCCGGTGAAGCTGCCTATGCCGGACATGGGTGCCTGCGAGACAGCGACCCATTCATCTCGCCCGACCTCTACGAATATTCAGCTGGGAGCGGCCAAACCGCCGACGAGAATATCCCGGCGCTCGTCGGCAAACCCTACCCCAATTTCAACCCCTGTGTGCCGTTTCGTGGCTCGATCGCTGTTTGAAGGAGAATAGAATCATGGGAACCATCATGAAGGCTGGCAACGGCGAAAGTTTCCGCAACGTCGCCCGCGCGCGGCTTGTTCACCCGCTGTGGAAGAAGCCCAGCGCCACCGGTCTGTTCATCTTCGAAGGGTCGCCGAACTTGTTGGGGCGCAATTGGGCCGAAGGCAAGCTGGACGCAGCCGTAGTTGGCGCTCCGGTGATGCACGCTTCTGGGTACGGCGCCTACATGACGCAGGCGCTGAACTACCTACAGTCGCCGGTGCTTGAGGCTCCAAATCAGACCATCATCTACGGTGTCGAGGATATCGCGGCGGCGTCGTTCTGGCCGGTAAGCAATTATTACGGCGCCCGCAGCGCTTCCGACGCGGCGGTATCTAACGGCACATTCTGCCAGATGACGGTTTCCGGTTCTCAGCAAGCCTATACGGGCGGCATGGCCCATTATTCGGGTACGCCGGGCGCGCCTACCGCAAATGACGTTGCCAGCTTCGCGCGAGATGTGAGCGGTAATGCTCGGATCATCGCCGTGCGATCCAGCGAACCTGCTGGCACAATACGGTGCAAGGACATGACCAGCGGGACAGAAGCAGTGACGACCCGATCGACGGGCGTTCGCGACATATGCCCGCTGCCGCTGTTGGTGGGATCAAACTATCTGGCCCGCGACACATCGCCTGCCCGGCGCATGTTCTTCGCGGCCATTTTCAGCGAAGCGCTGTCGGATACTGACCTCAACAACTTTGTGGCCTGGAAGCGCGCATATTGGGCGCGGCGCGGGATCGCCGTCTAACAGAATCCGACCATGCCCCTGGGCAGCGCGAACATGTTACAGACAAGGGGCGATGACTATGAATGAAGGTGGGCTTGTCGAGGGCGTCGCGAAGGTTGCGGCCGGCGGTCTAGGTGCGGGGGGCGGCCTGTATTTCGTTCGCTGGCTCATCCTATGGCTGGGCGGTGTCACTGAGCGACGCGCGGCGGCAAACGATGCGCAGCGCGCTGAACTAGACCAAAGCTGGAAAGGCTACCGCCTCACGCTAGAAGATCGGCTTGGAAAATATGAACAGCGCATCGATCGACTGGAGACAGAAGTCGAGGATTGCCACGCCAGCAAGCGGGAGACCGAAGCTCAGTTGGCTCGGCTACAGGCATATATGGATGGCGAGGGCCAGGCGAGGCAAATGGGCGCAGTTGTGGCTGCCCATGACCGATTGATCGATCGCCAACGCTCCCAGCCTTAAATTACCATGACGATTGCTGCGGCAGCGCTCCAAACCGCGACCGACATCAGGACGCCGTTTACAAGGCCGTGAAATGCGCGCGGCACGTCGGGCCGCTGTTCACCGTCAATCATAATCCTCTCCTTCTTACAGACCAACGGGGAGGGTCACAGACTGTTCCACGGGCGCTTTGAGGCGCCCTTTTTCATGGGAGAATAACATGGGTTCGACAGATCCATCGTGGCTGATGGCCGCGCGGAGGCTCCTTGGCACGCGTGAAGCTGCTGGGGCTGCCAATAATCCGACCATCCTGGGCTGGGCCAAAGCACTCGGTATCAAGGTGCTGGGCATCGCCTATAATGCAGACAGCGTGCCGTGGTGCGGTCTGTTCGTGGCGCAGTGTCTGCGCGCTGGCGGTGTCGATCTTGGCACCATGAAGGTCGGCGTGCGCGCCAAGGCCTGGGCCACTTGGGGCAGCGCGATCGCGGCCGACCGGCTCGCGCCCGGCGCAATCCTTGTCTTCGATCGTGAGGGCGGCGGCCATGTGGCCTTCTATGTCGGCGAGGACGCCGTTTACTATCATGTGCTGGGCGGCAACCAGGGCGACGCGGTCACCATCATGCGGCTGGCAAAGTCGCGCTGCATCGCACGGCGCTGGCCTGCTGCCTGGCCGGTCATCGGCGGCCCGGTCAAGCTGACGTCTGCCGGCGTGCCTGTGTCGAGGAATGAGGCGTGAGAGCGCCCTGCTTCAAGCTGACCGATCATGGCAGTGAAATCGCGCTTCTAAGCGCGATCGCAATTGGCGTCGTCATCCTGTTGTGGCGGGCAATCGAGCGGAACCTCGTGGGAAGCGGCTTTGATGTCGCTGCTTTCCTGTTGGTGCTTCAACGCATTATTGAGGCAGTACAAGGCCGGTGGACGCAGCGCAGTGTCGATCGAATGGGCCAGTCCCTTGCCAACGCGCCGCCATCTGACCCGCCAGCCACAGAGGCCCGGTGATGGGCCTGGGCAAAATCACCCGCACCGCCGGCAAGATCGGCATTGCGCTGGAGGTCGGACGCTTCGTGTGGATCGCCGGAAAGGCGCTGCTCGACACCATTAGGAAGCGCGAACCGTCCGCGCCGCCACCACCCGTTCCACCGGAGGACTGAGCCATGTTCGAAGGCCCTGAACCCGGCTCCCGAGAATATCGGGAACTCACCCATCTCCTGTGCAGTCGCAGCCGCAAGCGCAGGCATCTCGGGCCGATCGCGCTGGTTGCGGTCGCCGTCTTGACCATCCTGGCACATGGGGGTGTCGATGCTATCTGCCACCTATAGCTTTGAGCGCGGCGAGACGATCGCCATCCCGCTGCGTATTGCCCTGGGCGATCGGGGCGACGTGTCCGCCATCACCGCGCAGGCCCGCTATGCCCGCTATGTGACCACGCCGATCGCGCCCAGCCTGCCAATCTCGGCCGACTTCGCGATCGTCGAAACCGATGATGGCTGGCTGCTGACGATCGATGCGGCCACCAGCGCCAGCCTTGCCATCGGCTATCACCTTGCTGACGCGCGCCTGATCATCGCGGGCGGGGTCATCATCACCGATCCGATCGCCATCCGCATCACCGAACCCGTAACGGAGGCCGCCCCATGACGCTTGTGCTGCAATGGGTGCCACAGGCGCCTTCCGCTGGGATAGCGCCCGCCGCTGTCGTGGGGCCGCCGGGCATCCGCGAGGCCGCCCAGGCCCGCGCTGACGGCCTGATCCCTACCGACACGCCCGACAATCAACTGAGCGCCGTCTATGCGGCCTATTTAGCAGAGGGGGGAGCCGTGGCGCTCGCTGACGAACTTGAAGACATGACCCTAAAGACGGTGGCGCTGCTCGATCCGTCTGGGGTCGCGCCGGTCGCTGTCGTGCTGAGCGCAGTTGGTGTGTCGCTGCCCTTCGCGCCGATCCTCGGCCGTCCGTTCAACGTCACGCACAAGGTGACCGGATTCACCGGCAGCTACCAGCTGGAGAAGAAGTTCGACGGCGACGCCAACTGGTATGTCGCCCTGGGCTATGCTGATCTGCCCAGCCTGCCGGAGAGCTTTGCCCTGACGGAAACGGAGGCGGGCGTTACCTATCGCTGGAACTGCACGGCGCGGACCGCTGGCAGCGTTGCTGTGAGGATCTCTGCATGAGCGTGATCGAGCTGCTGGCCGCGTCGAGGGCGGCTAAGGCTTTGGCGTTGGCGCAGGGGGCGGTGCCGGTTGCTGGGTTGGATGGGATGTTGGCGGCGCGCGATCGTCGGACGCCAGCCATTGGCCTGTTCGGAAATAGCCAAGCGTTCAATAATCACAATAACGGAGCAACCTTTACGGCAGGCGTCCCTGCTGCATTGCAGACGCCCGCAGAGCGCGAAGACAAGTCAAGCAAAGGTTTTGCAATCTACACCGAAATGCTGACCGGGGGGCGGGTATCATTCTCGCGCGCGGCCAATTGGGGGACTGGCGGTGAAACGACGGCGGCGATGGTCACGCGCCTTCCGACCGCAGTTTCTGCCATGCTCGCGCTTGGCGTCTCGTCAGTCGCAATCATAGCCGCCACAAACGATCCCGGTGGGCTGACTTTTGCTCAGACCACAGAGAACCTTGCTATCATTGAAGCCGCATTTCTTGCAGCCAAGATTCGGGTGATCTGGATTAGCGAGTACCCGCGAGGCTATTCGGGCAATACCACCTGGCGTCTTACAGGCACCAACCTCGCCGACCACCTTAACGTCCGGTACTGGATTAACAGCCGTCACAACGGGAAGACAGTCTTCGCGGTCGATTGCTGGGATGTGCTGTGCAACCCGATTTCGACCACCGGCGATATCCTCCCGAACATGGCGACCGATGGACTGCACTTAGACGGCCCTGGCAGTTTTAAGGTTGCGCAGAAGCTGGCTGTTGTCATCAATGCACTATACGCGCCGCGCAATAATTTGCCGGTCAGCAATAGTGATTTGTGGTCTGTGAATAATCCCTACGGCGCGATCACTCCAAACCCCATGATGGATGGGACAGGTGGTAGCGTCGATGCTGCAAATTCCGGCTCGGTCGCGACTAGTTGGACCAACCCCGCGCCGCCTGCGGGCATCACGGCCGCCTTTTCAAAAATTACTGACACGGACGGATACCCGGCTCAACAGTTTGTCCTCTCGGGCACGGGGACGACGGGCAGCCAGTTTGTCGAATTGCTGCGCCGCGACGTAGCCATTGGTACGAACGGCCTTGCTATCGGATCGATAATCGCGGCGGTAGGCGAATTGCAGGTCGCAGCGGCTTCGACCGGCATTCTGGCCCTTTGGCTGCAACTGGCCGCCAACACAAACAGCTCGCGCGCTCCGTCTCCGGCGGCCAACTTTGCCGAAAGCCTCATCCCGCTTGAGGCGTGGGGCGGCCCGATTAGTTTGCCGCAGATCGTTGTACCTTCGGGCACCACCACCATACGATTGTCGCTACAAGCCTTGACCAAAAGCGCCACCGCCATCTCCCTTACTGGTAAGTTGAAGCGGTGCGCGGCCATGTATCCACACCCATGATGAAACCGATGTTCAAGCTAGACCCCACCCCACCGATGGAGCAGCAGCGCTAGGGTCGGTTCCGCTGGGGATTTAAGGAGAAATAGCGTCTATGATCCCATGCTTGGATCGCTCGAATATGCCCGCATAGAGCGCGACGAATGGCAATGGTGGTGGGACTTAGCGCTGCTGCGCTTCTCAACGCCGTGTCAGTAGCCTGCATTGACTCCTGCGGGTGATCCAGTCAGCTGTACCCATGCTCGTTGAAACACTACTTTTTGAACCCGGCCTGAGAAACCGAAGTGCGGCCAAACGCGCTGTGGCGCTCGCGATGGTCGAGGATCGGCAGCATTGCCGCGAAACTTGGGTCGCGTCTGGCTTCTCTGTCGAATTTGCTCTCAAAGCGCTGATCTGTAGAAAAAGTGGTTGGGATAGTTGGCCTAGCGCTCAAGCCAATCCTGAAGCCCACACGCACTCACTGAAGAAGCTATTTGCCATGGCGGGGATCAACCTGCCTTCCCTTCCACGAGAGATGAAGCCAAGCGTCAGGCAAATTTTGGATTGGGAGAGACGGCATGACTATATTGCCACTCCGATGGCACGGAAGGTCGCGCGCTCTATGTTCGACGCAGCTTTTGCAGAGACTGGTGTTGTCGAATGGCTGAACAAGCAATGATACCCAGTGATCACGATATAGCGAGCGGTCACGACCTGTACGCCGCGCTTAAAAAGCTGGCGTTCGACCCGGAAGTCCTATGCTGGGTTGCGATCGAAGGCGAAACTGAGTTGGCGATGGTCACATCCCTTGCCGACCGGATAGGATCGCTAGCAATCTATGAAGCCCTGCACCGCGCCCAAGACTGGGGAATGATCCCAGCCGGTTTCGACCTCATGAGGCTGTCTGTTTATTCTCCGCACAGTGAACTGGGAGAGGACTTGAACCGGTTGCTAGCGAAGACCGTGGACAGTGCAGGTAGCGTCGCCGGTATAGACAAAATCGGCAGAACGATGTTGCAGGTGGGTGTCTTTGATCCGTGGTACATCTATGGGCCTGGCATCTATGTGATCAGGAAGGCCGGTTATTCAGCTTCCGCTGACATCTCGCGATGGAGGAAAATCGAACGTCGGATCGCGCAAAACGCAGCTTGAAGAGTGCTAAAAAGCTCTTGTCCCTAACTACAAAAGCTTTTGGGTCGCTTCAGTGGTGGGACGCGGTGCTGGTCGCGGCGGCGGTACTAATGCTGGTGTGGCCCTAACACCGTCCCATTTCGGCGCACACAAAACGCCTGTCCAATTTATCCTAAACGAAAGATTAAGATGAGCGCAAAAGCGAGTCGCGAGCGGTATTCGACACATCGCTTGCAGGAACTAGCCCGGCGACGTGTCACGCGCCGGGCTATTTTTTTGCCGACGTCAGTTTTACTTGCACGTCTCGAAGTGGTTTCTCGGAAGAGGCGACCCTAGCGCTTCAGCTGGTCGCGCGGATACGCTAGGGTCTATCCCGATGTTTAGTCGTCACAACAGCATCGAGACGCCTGGCGCATCAGCAAAAGTCGGTGATTCGGTCAAGGGTGACCCCGGCCATACCTAACAGGTTGGGACACAGAGAGGGATGGGCCGGGATCGCGCGTAGATCATCAGGGGTGCGTGATTCGGTCAATCCCCACTTTGACGCCGGTCATCCGGCGGATGGGGATGGTTCTATAACGATCCGTTGTGCGCAGCCGAGCGACCGCTTATGTTCATGACATGTTCCAAGGCTCAACTTCAACCGTCATCATCGGCGCAGACTTCCCGCAGCGCGGCCCTGCCCGCCGGGCGGAGATCGCTGCATGCCAGCCGGGCGAGGCGCTGGAGCTGCGTCGCGAGCGCACGCCGATCGGAGGTCATGCGGCGGTGGGAGTGTATTCGGCCCGCGGCGTGCAGATCGGCTACATCTGGCCCGACAGCGCCGACCAGGTTGCCGGTCAGATCGCTGTCGCAAGAGCGATATTTTACACTGCCGAGACATGGGGCGCTGCCGCACAGATCACGCTCGACGGGTCATCGCCTGCGCTCCCGCATCCGAAGCCCAAACCGCAGATCAACTATCCGCCCAGGCCACCGCGCGACGAATATTGCGGTATTTTTGCGAAACGCACTGCCGTTCGATAGCGCTGGACGCAAGCCCGTCACATCCATCGAGAGCGGAACTAGGCGCCTCCCTCTGGGACAACGAGTTGTTGCACCTTTTCTGTTATCTCAAGCCAATTCTGCACCTCTTGGGCGTCACCTTCCTCCATGAGCGATTGGACGCGTTCGAGGAGGGCTCCACCTACGTCAATGCCGTGTACCTCAACCATTCGCGCTGCCACGGCCCATTGTTCCGCCGCTGGCATATTGCTCCGCATGATCGAAACGGTTTCATTCATTCGACCATTCCACCTCAGCATCATTCAGCGCCTCAAAACTATCGCCTTCTGCGCCAGCTTCCTGAAGCTTTTTGCGCAGATCGTCAGGCGTCATGGCCGCCCTGAATTTCGGATCGGCTTTGGCTGATTTCGCGAGCGGCCCTATCCAATCATCTCGGCCGGTCTGTTTCAGCAGCCAGGCGCCGAAGGTCTCGCCTTGTTCGTTCGTCTGCATGATGTGCCTCTGATTCGACGGATGATCTTATGGATCATATGGCATCGGATGGACTGGTGCGATGCTCATCGCAGCCAATCTGGGGGCAAAAACAAACGCCATGGTATAATCGATGGTATCAATTTCAAAGTATGAAAAATAGCTTATGTAATCCACCTATATAGAAGTGTGGTTTGACTGGCTACATCTCACCGACGATCAGGAATATCTGGAGAAAGCTGCCTCACTGGGCACCAGAATAATAGCTGACCATGTCTCGAGGTGTCAGGCTGTTATCTGAGCGCCGCCCGAGAAACATCAGTGCCGATGCTCCATCGACGATAAATTTACGCTTCTGAAATGGTCGGATAAGTCGGAGCCAAAAGAACATCAAGGCCGCTATCGTGCCTACTTTGTAAGAGCCAGCGATCGAAGCGACATAATAGCGTATCGACCAGATCAGCACTGTGCTCGGACCAGAGCATACGCAGCTTTCAATTTCATCAAACTGACGGAAGAGCCATCGATGGCCGCTAAGTGAAAACCGGGTGAAATCAAATGGACCTTCATGCACTTGTTGCATGAAAGGTGACTCGGCAAAGACGACACCATTAGTCACTAGAACACGGTGGATCTCTGCCACGACGTCGATGGGTGTTAGTACATG